GGTCGTGGACATTGTAGTCGTCGTAGGAGATGCCGCGGCAAATGTCGCAGTAGTTACCGGACCAGAACACCTTGGCGGTCAGGATGTGCTCCGGGTCCAGGCCGGGGGGAAAGTCGTAGTACCGCTGCCCGGCGTTCAGCGTGATCGGCGCGAACCTATGCTTCAGGAACGGCCAATCGTGCTTGTAGTACAACAGGTGGTAGACGTGATTGATCGTCCGGCGAAGGACGGGCGTCTCGTCCGGCGACGCATACGGCGCGTTGGCGCGGCGCAACTCGTCGCGCAGATCTGAAATGAGCTGTCGTAGGGTTGCGCCGCGGGCCATCTTACGCGAACTCCTCCTGCTGGATCTCCGTGTCGCCCTCGTCGGCGGCCTCGGGCGCCTCTGCTTCCTCCTTCCGGCGGAGCAGCGCTTCCTCGGTCGGGGTCAGCTTGATCGCCGGCTTGCGCCCACGGCGCTTCTCGGCGGAAGGCTCAGCATCCGATTCTGGAACACCAGGTATCGTCTGCGGTAGTGGAACAGACGGGTGGCCGAGGATGTCGTTGAGAGACCGCAGGCGCGGGTTCCTGGCCACGGATGCTCCGTACAGTTCCTGGAGGCGCTCGCGCTCCTCCTGGTCGGATCGGTCCACCTTGCGAGTCGGCTGGATCCGGACAACCACATCCACACCAGTCTCCGGCCCCTGGTGGATGGCCTTGAGCACCTGAATCTCCGCTGCCGTCACATCGTTTTTCGGCACTTCGTTGTGCAGGCTGCCGTTAAGCCGAAGTACGCATTTGTAAAGCTGCATGTGTTCTTCCCTCGGTACGTGGAAAAGGGCCAGTCTAAGCTGGCCCCCACAATACCATGTTGGATGGTGTCGTGTCGATATTCGTCCTCAAAACCCGACTATTCGAGCGCCGTGACCCGCGCCGCCAGATCTTCGAGGATCTCCTGAAGGTTGTCGCCAACCGCGTTGGCCACCTTGCCAGGGATCTCGGAGAACGCAGTCGGAACAAGCCCGGACTGAAGCGTCAGGATCGTTCCCGCAGGGATACTCAGCTCCCCCAGATACGTGACCGTGATGTTGGAGGCCCCGTACGTGACGGAGAACTTCCCCGCCCCCACGGTGAGGACCGACTGGTGCGTGGGGATGACAAGTACCTCGTTGCCACCGACGTAGCTGTCCTGGTCCCTGCCGCTCGGGTACGCGAAGGTGATCGTGCCGTTTTTCGCAACGGTGGTCGCGACGCCGGCTTGGATAAGATCGAAGGCCATTTCAAAATCTCCTGCTGTGCTGAAGGGGCCGGCCCGAAGGCCGGCCAGCTGTTAGGTGATGGCATACACACCCTGCGCGTTGCGCTGGTCGCAGACCAGGCCACCGACCCAGGTGCGTGCGCGGTAGAAGACGTACTTGTCTTCCGGGCGGGACGGCTTGTGGTCCTTGCCGTTCTCTCCCTGCACCACCATCGGGTAAATGTGGCGGGTGTCGAGCACGTAGCAGTACTTGCTCTTGGCCATGTCATCCAGGGTCGGATCGTACTCGAACCGGACGCCCTTGAACGAGATGTCGGCGATCGACGCCTCGGTGTTGCGGCGATGCGACCAGCCTTCCATGGTGTACTGGCCCTTGGACAGAAGTTCGTCCTCAAGCGCTTCGAGGAAGTCGGACCCGCAGAGCACGAGGTTCGGGCGGCCGCCGTAGCGACGAAGCTGGCGCCACTCGGATTTCAGCTTCTTGACGATAACGAGATCATCGGGGGAAGCCGGATTGAAGTTGATGCTCGTGTCCGCGCGGTTCTGCCACCACGTATGGACCGACTGGTCGATGCCGCCAACGAGCGCGGGGACGGTCGGGTCGTCGTGGACGAAGGACGTAATGCCAGGGACTTCCTTGGCGTCCTGGGAGCCGTCCTGCCAGAACATGCGGTTCATGCCGCGGTCCGTGCCTTCCATCATGTCCTCGATCTTGTCATTGAGCAGATCGGCAAGAACGATCTTCTCGTTCTCGGAATGACGGACCTCGCCGCTGCCCGTGGTGGAGTCCACGATCGAGATGCCTGCCTTGATCATCTCGTGCATGGTGAACTCGATACCCGAGTGGATGAGCTTCCACGGGTAACGGGCGGTCTTGAGGTTGGCCGGGTTGCGGTACGTCACCGTGTCGTCGTGCTCGAAGCCCTGGATCGTGGTGTCGTACTCGCCCTTCACGCGGACGGTGATTTCTTCCTTGCCACCGGGGAAGGTCTTTTCCTTTTCACGGAGGGCGCGGAGCAGAGGCTTGTCCTGAAGCGTCTGGCTACGTACCTCCGGCGTGTTCATGTGGTAGTCAAGAACCGCCTGCGCGACGTTCTCGATTTCTTTCGCGGTAAAAGGCATTGTAAGCAACCCCTATAGGTTGTCTCACTCCGCCCCCAAAGCCATGTTCACTGCGTCCATAAGGCTCTTTGGCTTCGCTGCGGAATGAGGCGAAGCACTACCGCCAGTCGGGAAAGGCTTGCTTGGCTGCGGCGCGGGCCGGAAACGCTTGATCTCGTCCTCGACCTGCTTTCGGCACTGATCCAGAAGGGCACGAACTTCCTCGCGGGTGCGGGGGTAGTTCTCCGGTCCCATCTGGAGCCTGCGATGCAACTCAAGCTCGACCTTCTCGGTGATGCGGTCTTGCTTCAGGTTCCAATCTGGGTCCGACTTCGCCTGCTCCCGACTCCATTCGTCCGCTGCGCTCGCCGCGCTGTTGACCATGGCTTGCAATTGCTGCCGGTGCCGCTCCTCGGCAACCTGCTGCGCCTGCATCTGAGCCATTTCGCGTGCGCGATGTTCGCTCAGCCTGGCCTTGTGCAGTTCCTTTGCGCGAGCCTCGGTGATGTACCCCAGCTGCACCTCGCGCTGTAGATCCGGTGGAAGTATCTCTCCTGCCGCATGTCGAATCTGTTGCACCAGATTTTCCAGCACGGGGAGAGCGGACTGATAATCGCCCTTGTTGATCATCGAGACGATGCCAAGAGCGTTATTCAAATGCTCGGGCGCGATGCCATTTGTGTGCATATAGCCGAGCAGTTCGTCCATTCGCTGGGCCTTCGGCCGCAGTGCTTCGAGTTCCATCTGGACCTCTTGCACCTTGCCCTCGGCGGCCCGGCGAAGCTCCACCAGTTCACGGAACCGCTTCTGCGTCCGTTCCGACAGTTTTGCCAGCTCCTCCTCGGAAAGTTCGTTTTCCTCAGCGGGCTGCTGGTCGTCGGCTGGATTTTCGGGGGCAGGTTCTTCCGAACCCTGCTCCATGGAGGTCGGCGCGTCCTCCGGGGCCTCTCCGAGCGTGGTGTTCACCACGTCCATGATGCCCTTTACGCCATCTGGTGCGGTAGACGACTCCGCGGATACGTCATGGTTTTCAAGATCAGTGCTGATGTTCTCAGCGGCGTCCGTTGACGAAACGGTCATACGTCAAGCTCCTTAACGACGAATTGTCGTTACCGACAACTTTTCTCATAATCCTACACGCAAGTCAAGCAACGCCCGGAGCCGGGTACCCCGGCTGCGGGCCAGGTTCGTCAACCTGCGGGTTCTCGGCGTTCTGGGCGCCGGCTCCGCCCTGCATATTGGGGTCCGTGGTCGGGTCGCCTGTCGGGTTCTCCCCAGGGTTCCCCGCGCCACGGGACAGAATCGCGTTAATCGCCGTGATGGACGGCATGCCCTCGGCGTACAGCTCCTCCATCGGAATGTCGAGGAGTTCGGCGTACTTGCGCACCAGCGGCTCCTGGTTGACGCCGGGAAGCTGCACGAGCCACGGTGCCGCACGCTCCATGTTGGCCAGCGACGCCGCCTGGTTCGGCTTGCCGGTGCTTCCGGCCTGGGCCTCCAGGTAGATCTCCTTCGCTGCCTCCTCCCGCGTCTGCGGAAGATCGGGCCAGACGGCGCCCTCTCCGACGATCTCGACAACCGTGTCCTTGCTCATGTGCTGGAGCAGGATCTGGCCACCGGCCTTGGCGAGCTCGGTCAGAAGGGTGTCGATGTCGTCCGTTTGGTCGGACTGCGACGCCGACTGCGCCTGCTGTGCGATCGAGCTTTCCGTCGCCGTCGCGCCGGACACCGCCCCGATCTGCGCCTCCTGGTAGCCAACCACGCGAAGCAAGTCGTTGAAATGGCTCTCCAGCTCGTACAGGTTCGGGTCGATCGGCGCGGTCGGCCCCCGCTGGATCAGATCCTCGATCCTCTGGCCAGCCACCAGCGTCTTGAGCGAGACCACCTCATGCGCCGAATGATCGGCGAGCTTGACCTTCTCTTCTTCCGACAACCCGGCCGCCTCCACCCAGTACGGGCGCGCCGCAATACGGTGCTCGCGCAGAGCCTCGCGGGAGCGGTTGTACTCCTCCTGGATGTCCTTGGCCTGCTCGACATCGGACAGCGGGTAGATCTCGTCGTAGTGCTCGACCTCGTTGAACACCAGCGGGAAGAACGGCCAGAACCGCTCGATGTAGATGTCCGGCGTTGCCGGCTCCTGGAGGAAATCCGGGTACCCCTCGCAGACGACAAACATCTGGAGGTTCTCCTTATCCCACACCTCGTAGACACGGGCGTAGGCGCCGTCCTGCTTCTCGTCGCACTCCTTGTCATTCCGGCTGGAATACGCGCGGAACTTGCCCCGAATATCGACGCCGTAAATCTTCTCGATATCCTCCGGCGACCGCTCGTACAGGTGCGCGATCCAGCGCGCCCCGGTCAGGGTCCGGAGATGGGTGCAAGCCGTATCCACGATAATCTGGTCGGACTTCGGGAAGTCAAACACCAGGCCCTCACGGACGACCACCTCCTTGTCGCGTTCGAGGTCGGCCAGGTTGAGCTTGAGCTGTTCGAGCTTCGCGCTTGTCTCGGCGTACTCGTCGCTGCCTTCCTGCAATTTGGCCAGGGCGAGTTCGGTCGCCCGAATCTTGTCCGTGGCGTCCGCGATCTTGTCGATCACGCCGGGGCGAGGTTCGAGCAGGCGCTGGAAGCCGATCTTGACCCACCCGACCTTCGAGACCTTGGCGCGGCGGACCGTCGCCTTCAACTGCTCCTTGAAGCCGGTGGACTGCTCGTCAATGAAATACTGGTACAGGATCTCAAGGGTCTTGCCCATGCGCTCGATGGACTCGTTGCGCTGGCGCACCTGGGCGACCTCGGCCAGGATGGCCGCGGCGGAAACATCCCCCATCTGCGCCATCTGCATCGCGGCCTGGAGCGTGTCGAGCCGGCCATCCCACAGCTTGTACTCAAGCCGCTGGCGGCGCTTGAAGATCGTTTTCGGGTTCCGCGCGTAGAGCTGCGCGACCGTCTGGTTGATGTAGCGCGGCAAAATCGGCACCGTGTACTTGCCGGCGTCGCGCCACTTCTTGTCGGCCCCGTACATCGCAAAGTCCTGGGCTTTGCGCATTTCCTTGAACGTCTTTTCGCGGGCCTTGCGGGCCTTCTCGATCTTGCCGAGCCACTCGGCCACCAGTGCCTTGCGGGACTCGGTTGGCTCCGGTCCGTCCGTGCGCTCGAAATCGTATTCCTCTGCCATTACCAACCTTCAGCGGCCTTCATCCGCTGCTCCTGTCTGGCGCGCTTGAGCGCCGATTGCATGATCCACTCGATTGACCCGGTGCGCGGCCGGTTCTCGTTCGCTGCCATCGGATGCGCACTGCGGATCTTGAGCAGCCCCTGGCCGATGTGGGCCAGCCAGTCCACAAAGTCATCATTCGCGCCGTGGGGGAAGCGCAGCAGTTGCTTCCTTGCGTCCTGATACCATGGCGCGAACCGCGGGAAGCGGACCTTCTTCATGCTCATCCGGCCCTGAATGGCTCTGGCGCGGGTGGCCTTGTCCTTGGACACCGTAACAGGGTCGATCGTCACGTAGATCCGCTCATCAATCATCCGCTTGTGCAGGAATGGGCCGAACGCCTTGGAGATGTTCTCGCTTTCCATCCACCACAGCTGCGGCTGGTGGACCTTGAACTGAGTAAGCAACTCCTCCACCGTCCTGTCCGTCTGCATCCGGTCCCACACCAGATCCGGCAGGATCCAGATGTTGTCGTGCGCGTCCACGCCGACGCAGCCGAGGACCGTGTAGTCGTTAGACTGCTTGGTGCTCACCGCGTGGTCCGATGCGCCATAGATCACCAGGTTGTCGGGGAGCTCCTCCTGGTCATACTCGACAATCCAATCGCTCTTGAAATACTCACCGTCCTCTCGGGTCGGCGAACCCATGTAGAGCGCCTGGAACGTGCGCGGGTCCATGCGCTTGGCCTCGGCCAGGAACTCCAGCCCCTTGCGCTCCGGCCACAGCGCGGACATGGGCTTCGCCCCGAACTGCTCGATCACGCGAGGGTCCGTCGGCACCTCCAGCTTAAGGCCAAGCCGCTCCGCAAGCTCCGGATCCTCGACCACTGCCGGCAGATTGATGTAGGTCCAGTTGTCGGCAATGCCCTTGTACTCCTTGTTGCGCTCCGGGTGGTTCGGGTCGCACAACCGGCCAATCAGGTCATCCTCGTGCCAGCGGGTGTGTACGACAACAACCGAGCTTTTCGAGTGCAGACGGGTGAACACCACCGAGTTGAACCACTTCCAGATGCGGTCACGGTACAGCTGGCTCTGCGCGTCGTCGTCCGACCGGATCGGGTCGTCCACCACAAAGAAGTCTGCCGGCTTACCCGTACCGGAGCCTCCGACACCGACGAACGCCGTCTTGCCGCCCTTCGTCGTGATCAGGAGGTCCAGCGCTCCCTTGGTGAGCCGGTGGTCTGGGAACACCGCCTGGTGCAGCGGGCTTTCGATGCTGCGGCGCACGTCCGCGCCGAACTCCTCGGCGAACGTCTGGTTGTACGTACCGAGGATCATGTTCCGGTACGGGTTGCGGCCGGCGCACCATGCCGGAAACCGCCTGGAGATTATTTCGGACTTGCCGAGCTGCGGGCCAATGGACACGGCCACCCGCTTGAGCTCGCCGCGCTCGACCTTCTCCATGATCTGGCAGAGCACGATGGCCTGCGGCGTGGCCTCGAACCGCGACAGGTCCGGGTTCTCCGGGTCGCTCGGGTCCGGCAACTGGAGCTCGCAGTAGCGCAGAAGGCTCTCGCG